CCGGCATTACCATTTGGATATGCAAATGCTCGGGTATAAAAATAAGATATAACCGAGCATAAGATACATTACGTAAGAGACTATGCTTCCGCAAGTTTCTTGAAGTAATCAAGATTCTCTTCTTCAGAACCAGAAGAAGTATCACTTGTATCGGTAGGAACTACCGATGATTCTACTGTAGTTGGTGCAGACATTGCAGGAGTTGTAACGTTACCAAGAACAATATCCAGACGAGATTTCAACTCATCATAGGACTTGAACTTGTCTTCCCCAACAAATTCCGTCAAGGAATGTTGTGAGTTCCAAGTTTCTTCCATCTTGGTATCATCCTCAAACAGAGGAGCCGGAGTTACAAATTCCGACTTGTCATAGTTGGAGAAACCATCAACCTTACGAATTTTAAGTTTAAAATTCGCTCCATCCCAAAAGTTGAATACATCAACTGGTGACTCATCCTCAAACTCTGGATTAGCCATCGAACTAACCTTATCAAAGATCTTCTTTCCATAACGGAAAAGGAAAACCTTACCTTCGTTCTGAGGATTTGCTTTGTCTTCAACGACAAAGATGTTTGAGATGTAGGTCAACCTACGTTTCTGTTTACGGGCGATTTCCTTGTTCGCCTCGATACCCGAATTCCAAAGGGTAGAGTTATACTCTGCCAATGGATCTTTTTGACCGATTGTGGTCAAAGAGTTTTCGATGTACCAACCGCCTGGGCCTTGGAAACCATGATTGAAGATCTTGGCCCATGCCATTTCTTCACCATTAGGTGGGGGAAGGAAACGGATAACTGCATATCCATTACCTGACTTGTCGAGTTCTGCTTTCCAGAAGCGGTCATCCTCTCGACTAAAATTGTTTTGTGGATTGTTAATCTTCTCCACTTCTGACTGAAGTTTCTGAAGATCGTTAGACCGACTTTTCTTGAGAGATGCAAATGAGTTTGCCATCGTATTCTCCTTGTTCTACGTGTTTCAGATTATCCACTTTATGCATAATGTAATTCTACTTGTTTTTTCAGTATGTCAACATATTTCTGCTTATTCACAACCACGAATGGCGCATACTTATTAATCATACTATATAGGTTCGGCCATATGACCGATTCTTCTATCTTCTCATTGAAGTTAGAAGTGAAGTTAAGTATGGAATCCAATATTATGAAGGTTTCCAACGAAACTTCCTCGCCAAATACACGGCGAAGCACAATGGGATGCTGACCATCCCGACACTCAAAAAGTAAATTAAATTTATCAGTTTCATCAAAAAGCGTGTCCACTTCATTTTCAAACACATACGGAAGACTTTGGATTTTCGCTTTCCAAGCAATGTAAGTCTCTCTACCTTCTGGCGATGTTGCATTGCCCACCCAGAGATCATTTGTTTTAATGAAGTTTGCGACAAAAAATTTAGTGAGTTCATCTTCCTTATAAATTTTTGACAAACGGATGAAGTGATGTTTGTCTTTTCGTTTTTCAAATGAAGATTCGTTTGCACGAACTCTTCCTTGAAATTTAAAATAATCATAGTCCTTCTTATTGAAGTGCTGTTTCAATGACAGATATTTTTGGTACACTTCATAAGGAGTCACTTGGTATATCATATTGGGAGTTTAGATGTTTTTGGCATGAAATTCAACTGTTCAGCCTCTTCCCTTAATTTGGTTTTTGTTTTTACGTTAATGAGTCCTGCAACTGTTTCCGATTCAAGTCCATTTTCATCTGCATGATACAGCATTGCGTCTAAATAACTCATACTTGTTCTTTCGACAATTTCTTCAATCTCTGAATTGTAACGTTCAGATGTATACAAATTAAGTTGTTCTTCCATTGTTTTATCTTTTAATTATATCAAATTATGACAACATTGTCAAGTTAATTCGTTACCATTTCCTACTGCCTCACCTTCTTTTTGTTCTGGATCATCCTTATCCTTGAACCAATAATCAGTTGCCTTGGCTAGGACAGCCACGTAAGCACCCACCATGATATTCACCAAATCGCGACTCTCTTGTGGTAATGCTCCGTAGAATAGTAACCATATTAAAAACAAGAAAGTTAAAACTATAATCATCGACAAGACATATCTTGCCATCCAATTTAATTTCTTTCTCGTTTCAATCTTTTCATATCGTAGTGCTTCCATTGGATTTTGCTCCCATAATTTTTCTTCTTGGTCTTCAATCATTTCGATGCCAGTATTAATCTTGCCATCACCTAATCTGTCTTTTTTTGTTGCCATTTCCTTTACCTATTAATGGTGTAGTGGAGGATACTTCTGTTCCCAAGCGACCCTCCGTAGAACCTAAGTCCGAACTCGGCTATCTAATTATGCAGCAAGTGCATAAGAAGATGCGGGTGTATAATCTGCATTGTTTGCGATTATGAGTTTTGCACATTCACAGTCGTAGCTCAACTGGATATCTCTCTTGGTCTTTAATGCTATCAATCGATCACCCATTTTCAGCCCCATCAGAGAATCACAGAAGTTCAAAATATACTACTGCATAGATAATTGCACACCATATTAACAATGATACTACAAGTATTATTCCTGCTTTTTCCATATGATCCTTTGGTGGAGCTGGGCGGAATCGAACCGCCGTCTTGTCTAGTCTATTTCACCAATGTCATCGATACCATAAATATTTATATCATGAACCTCTTTTAAAATGAAATGCATCACAAATAGACTTCAACTGTCTAATGTAATCAAGTGGATTAAATACTTTCCAATCTATATAAATGTCTTCATCCATAAACGGATTGTATTTCATACCATCAAATCGAATCAATGTACAAATAACAATTTTCTTCGGGAGTAGGCCATATAACTCATAGAGCATCCTACAGTATGCTGTTCCTTGTAAAATGTATGAAAGTATATATTCTTCTTTCTTAATATAAGTTGCAGTCTTCCAATCAATTACTGCAAGTTCTCCTTCGTAATCTGCAATCAGATCTGATGTTCCTGCAACCTTTAATCCTTCAGACCACATTCCTAATTCAATTCCACGAATGTTATCTATCTTTTCATCTATTTGAGGAATTGCAAGATTAACAAGTTCCATGTGATCTGGTGGCGCACCTTCAAGATAATTTTCGTTTCCTTCCAGATACTTTTCAAGATATCCATGAACTCTCGTTCCCCTTCTTGATGCTTTAGTCTTTATCTTTTGGGCTGCTTCTTTTCCTATCTTTTCTTCCCACTCTTGAATTCCCTTTTTGGAAACCATCTCAAAAAGTAGATTGGTGATAGATGGAAATGTACCATTGGGAGAATGATACACTCTGGCAGATCCACTATTATCTTGTATTAATTCTTTCTTGCGATTTTCAAGAAGATCATAATTAAATTGTTTCATTATAAAAAACGGAGAGACTTATTAGGCCTCTCCGTTGCAATATGGAGTTAATCATCCCATAATTTTATTTGTCAGAGGATCGGGATTGGGCAACTATTATGTTTCCCTACTGCCCCCCAACTAACGAGTTAGATTGTGTTCTCACTCTAATTTTATATAGGTAAATTAGACATTGATCGTAGAGCCATGGTGACTCTTTTTAATTTCCCTTAAACGATCTTTAAACCCCTCATCTACCTTCTTTCCTGCATGATGCCACGGATCTCCAATATGAGGTTTTGCATAGACCATTCTTACTTTACCACCACAACTCTCACATGGTTCTTGTGTTGGTATTTCTCTTTCTGCAATCTTCAAATTCTTTTCAAATTCTTGATTGCAACTTTCACAACTATAATCGTAATAAGGCATTATTTAATCTTTCTCATATAACCATGCACATACTCCCACAATACATTCGCGTTCTTCATTATTATTTGTAGAAATATTTGCAACCATTACATTTTCTTCTTTTTCTTTATTTTTTGAAAAATCTCTAAATGATCGTTCACTCTTTTCTATAACTGTAACGATTTTTCGTGTTGCCATTACACATTCTGGACACTCGCCAGTTTTAGGATTGATCCAACATCCTGCTACAGCGTGACAGACTTCTTCTGTTATAAATTCTGTTTTTGTTTCTGTAGCAGATGCTGAACTTAGTGTTACTATAACAAAAATTAAACTCAAAAACCATCTCATAATGTATCTCCTTTTAGGGTTAGGGTCTTTTCTGACCTTTCATAATATATTATACATCATTTGATGGGTTTTGTCAAGTTTTTTCAACGTTTTTTATAGAAGATATGTCTGTCTATTGAAGCCATGACTTTCTTCCTTTTTGACCACGTTGGATATTCTTCCATCCAATTTGCATGATAATGTGTTGCACCATCTGTTATATCAATAAGTGCTTTGTCATAATGGGTTTCTAAAACCCTCTTTGCCAAGTTTTCTGACTCCATCCACGACCTACTTTCACGGGCCGGTTCATCGAGTTTTCCATCACAATACCAAGAAAATTGACATCTATCTCTCACAGGAAAATATTCATCTTTATTAACATTATAATAATGTTGTCCTTCTTTGACTACGCCACATATAGTATTGGGATACTGTTCATCAATAGCACGATTTATTGTGACATTTGCTACTGCGAGTTTCCCTGCCGTACTCTCCGCTCTTGCTTCAAAATAGATAATTTTTGCCAGACACTCAGCATCTTCTGAAGTGTATTTTACTATATTGAATGTAAGTGGTTTATAATAGTTTGTTGTTAAATCTACAGCACTTTCTATCTTTGGGGGTGGCACCCATATTGTTGCTGTAGAACCACTATTAATTGGAGAAGTTGTATACCATAGTGTAGCAAATAAAGCAAGGAACATCCTTACTGTTTTTACCATACTTGTACCTTTGTTTGGTTAATAATTCATTTCAAAAGAAAATACATAAAAAAACTAATCTCAACCAAATTGTAGTTATATTTATATGATTTTATTCTTCCGCGACCACCTCCTCTTTCTTCGTTTGAGGTGTTTCTTCTTCTACATCTGGAAGTAAATCGGGCCAAGTATCTTTAACCAGTTTGTATGTCAACCCTTTATAAGATAATTTTTTGTCCTTAATTGCAACCATCATAACTGCATCTTTGGGATCTAATCTCTCTAAAAGTCCAACAAACATTGCTTCTCTACGTAACATAGGAATTTCATCCAAACTATGGGGGCTCGGATCTGTATAATAATCTAATTTCTTTACTTCAAAATGAATAGAATTAGATCCCATATCGCCTTCAACGGAAGGAGTATATGGTGGAGCTCCTGGCGGAAGTAACCATTTTACTGATGGATGAAAATTCAATTGCAACAATGCTTTAGTTGCAAAATTTTCCCTCTTTTTGAGAACTTCACGTTTTTCTTCTCTTGTCTTTACTTTTGCAATTTCTTCAAAAGTTTCACGTACATTAAATTCGGGCATTATACCTCTCCTGTAAATTGTTTGTCTGTCAATGCAACTGTTTCAGACTTCATGTATTCTCTGTTTCCTTGAGTTACATACTCCGTTTCATCCATTCCACTTGTCCAGACTGCATTAATATCTGGATAGAATACCCCCACAGACCTCTTAGGAGTGCCGTCAGGGTAATAAGCCATTGCAACACAGGTAGGAATCACTTTATGTTCCTCATGTTTTCCCGAAAACATTCCAATCCAATCTCCTGTTTTTATATAATACTCACAGTATCGAACATATGCTTTCTTTGAATCTGCAAGATTCGTTGCTTTCTGTCTATCTTGAGGAAGAACATTTCTACCTCTTGATTGTGAATTGAGTGCAGATATTTGATCTTTAGTTTCCTTTATCCACTCTTTCACATTCTTAAAAGAATACCTATCATCATCTGGAAGTGCAAGAACCTTTTTACTGACATTCTTATACTCCGCAGGTTTTTTCTTTGCTCTCATCTCTGCAAGACGAGCTCTCAATTTCTCTTTTGCTTCTTCGGATAATTTTCGTTTCTTCTTCGCAGGTTTGATTGGTGTTCGCTCAATCGTTACTTTCTTTCTTGCCATTATGATTTTTTCTCCAGGCTGTTTTTAATCGTTTCCAACATCAATGTCCATTGCTTTGCAGTAGTATCGATGTCATAGTGCATATCAAAATATTGCTTTTGGAATGCAAGACCAGCTTGAACTGGTGGCTCCCAAAAGTTATCTATTGCATCCTTCAAAACATATGCAAACTTTCTGGTATGTTCAGACTTATCTTCACAATATCCGTACATCCATGCAAAATTTGCACAAGTCTCTGGAAGAACTGCAAGATTCGGACACACAACAACACATCCTGCACTCATTGCTTCGATTGCAGATATACACGCAGTTTCCTTATAACAACAAGGATATGCAAGTATATGTGTTTGTTGAAGTGCTGTACGAATTTCTTCATTAGAAACTGTTCCATGATAGTTGACATTAGGTGTATCCCTACAAGCATCATAGAGAGGTTTCCAATCATCGTCTTTATCTTCCCATCCGTAAATCTTAAAACTTGAGTACACATCTAGAACGACATTTTCAAACTTTGCTGCACGAAATGCAGCAATCAGAACATCCAATCCACGATGTGGTGTAGATATGTATGCGAGTCTGGTGGGGCCTTCTTTTGGTTTTGTGTGTGCAGGGATAGGTTCAATTGCATTTTTGAGAACTACGCTCTTTTCATATTCAAATCCAAGATCAAGATGATATTTCTCTAATGACCAATCTGAAGGAAATACGAATCTTTCAAATTTGTCTCGTTCTTCTTTGTCTTTGAGGAATTGTACTTCTGGATCTTGAGAGGTATCTTGAAACCAGAGTATTTTAGGCTTGTCTTCTAATTCACGAACTCTAGAAAGGATCACTTGAAAGTAATTCCAAATATCTTCTGGTACTCTTTCCTTAACTCTTTGATAAATCAATTCACTTCCCCCCTTTGCTTCTTTAGAGGCGGTAACTACATCGAATTTATCTTGAGAACCTTTCTCGTTCTTCTTTTTTATTTTATCGATTTTTGAATCATCGAATACCATCAAACTCATAATATTCTTTCACTTTTGATTTTATAATATTATTATACCAAATTTATTTTACAATGTCAAGTCTTTTATTGCTGGAATAATTCCCCTTGATATATACCACTCAAACGATACTGCAACATTCCTTTGTGATATACTTCTACATCTCTTCCGGCTGCTTGCATACTATATGCTATATCATCTGCATCTATTTTACTGAATTTTCTATATTGTCCATTTTTCGTTTCAATTAAATAAGGGTCTACTTGTTCTCTGGGGGCTAACATAAATTCCTTGTTATTGAAATCCTGTTTTGCAGATATAATATGAATCTACGATATCTGAAACAGGGTTGACTATTTTAGTTGAATTGGGAGTCAATTGACTCTGCAAATCAACATTGGTTTCCGTCAAAAATGTCTCATACATCAGTTCTTTATTTGCATTTCCCTTTCCTGTGGCTTCTTTTTTAATTACTGTAGGGGGAATCGTTGTGTAACGAAATCCACTTGATCTGAGTTTTTGTTTGAGTATTCCAGTATTTTCTCCAATATTGAAAACTCTCCCTGTGGCTGCATATGCATAATCTTCCAAATAAACATGGGATGCTCTATTATCAAACCACCTTATACATTCTATAACCCATTCTGCAAGATTCGTAAATCTCTCAATATCATCCGTATATTCTGGATATTCATGTGCAAAAATCTTACCAAAAGATTCCTGTGATTTATTTTGTTTTAAATAATGAAATTTACAATTATCAAAAGTAATACAACTATTTATTATTTCTGCAATGCATATTGCTGGTGATGTTAATGAGTAATCAATTCCTGCGACAAATTCATTCTTCTTCTTCGTCATAATAGGGCTCCATCAGAATTCCACAAAATGCACAATGGAACGCTGTCTCATCTTCTCTCAAATCATCTGGATCATATGTCATGGTATATGTTGCATTACAGTTACTACACTCTATATCTAAATCGATATCCATATCTTTCCAATTAAAGGTCTACTACTTCACATCCACCATCCGCAGAACAAGCAAGTTCTTGAGATGCTACTGTGTAATCTACTTCTTCGTACTTTGATAACTCCTTCCAATCTACATCTTGAGGAATCAATTTTGCCATATCGTTATATTCCTTTTTTGTGCAATCTTGGTAAGGGGCTTGTCTATATGTATGTTCACTAAATGGTAGGAAAGAAATTCCACTAATGGAATCAAAATTATCCCATACCCATGTTCCAACCTTTGGCCATTCTTCTTCCTTGACTGAAATGGTAACAGATGGTTTATGTTCACACCAATGTTTTTGGTAAGTCATCCAAAGTTCCAACTGTTCTAGTGCAGTCATATCTTGTCGATAGATTGCTTGTTCTGGCCCTCTCATAGGAAAGGAAAATACAGTTGTGTGATTTGGTTTTGTAACATCTGGTTCATTAGGAAATCCTTTTTCTTTCATGAACTTACAAAGTGGATCTTTATTGTCTGCCCTTACAGTACGGATATAATAAGGATTATGGCGGGCATGAATACCAGAAGCACTATCAACAAGCTGAGACACAGTACCACTAGGTTTGACACAAGTAATGGCTGCTGCTCGATTGATTCCAAGTCTGTTTGCCCATTCTTTGTTTGTTTCATATGCAACCTTTCTGAGATCTTCTAGTAAGGTTTCCAATCCCTTTTTCTTGCCATTTGTTAAAGGACTGTCTAGAATGCCGGTGAGGGAGACACCCAATAACCTTTCTTCAGAGCAATTGTTTTCCCACTCTTTGGTGAGATATCTAAAATTGGTGAGGGTTGATTGAAATGTGCCAAGGATTGTCGCAGATCTGACTTTCTTTTTAAGAGATTCAACATCGTCAGATCTTCGTACAACGCATTCGCTAAGGTTGCAGAACTCTCTGCTTCTAAGAATGATCTCGCTGCAGGGGTTAGTTCCAAAGTCATCTCTAGGTTCTCTTCTTCTGACATATTCTCCTTTATCATCTTTTTCCCTTCCGTTTAGTGCTGAAACTTGATTTTTTGCAGACAATCTATTATAGATGCCTCTTTCACCTGACTTAGAATCATATAGAGATAACCACTCTCGCATAAAAGTTCCAGTATTCGGTTTCTCTTTATAATTAACTGAATTGTTTGCAAGTGCCCTCTGGACATTGTGTTCCCACCATTGACCAGATTTCGCATGCCTCATCTCTCCATCGTTTAAATCAGAAAGACTTATGAGAGCACTTCTACGAACACCTCCGACTACAACAATTTCTGCAATCTTACAAACAATATCATGACATTCAATAGGTTTAAGTTTCCGTCCCGCTGCATCTTGAATCACTTTTGTTGAAAAATGAAAAAGATCATCTAATGGTTCTGGGCCAGATGCTCTACCTCCAAATGTCTTCAATGGTTTTCCTGCTTCTCTGACTTTTGACATATCCCATTTAGGAACTTGTCCACTCCAAAGTAAACTGAGAAGTTCTTTAAATGCTTTTGCCCATCCTAACTTAGAATCAGCAACCATGATAGTTGTGTCCGTTGGATGAAATTCCTCTGCAATTACTGGAAGGTGATTTACGTGTTCTGCTTCTACACTAAATCCTACTCCTGTTCCATTCATAAGAACATAAAGAATTTCATCAAAAGAACGAATACTATCTACTTTCACGTAAGAACAATTATATCCTGCAACATTCTCTTTTCGCAATGCATCTCCGGCAGTCATCAAACATCGCATAGAAGGCATGATATTAAGTGCCATTACCTCCTGTTTTAATTCTTCTAATGTACCATTTTCTAAAGTATAATCACACATCTCTTTGAGATGGTCTTGAAAAAAGTCAAAATATCTGTTTACTGTTTCCCCCCAAGTTTCTCTTCGTTTTTTGTCGTAATCCCATCGTGCATAACGTGATAAATGAATGAATTGTTGATATTGAGTAGGCAAGGTGATAGGATCTTGTAGGTTCATTTCTTCCTCCATATAGCAAGATGTGTTTTAGCATTTAGACTCTGGTACGTGTTGGTATTTATTATTTCCATTATTTTAGATTCTTGAATACCGCCAAGTACCATATCGTTTATATCTTTACAAGCAACTGACTCTGGCCAGAAACAAAGTTTCCATCCATTATCGATTACCTTTTCCATTCTAGAGATGATTTCCTTATTTCTTGGTTCATTGTCAAATATCATTGTACCCATTCCTGCATCCATTGCATCTGCAATATCAGTCTGATCTTTCAAACTTACATCTGATCCTGCCATTGCAATACAATTTGGAATGAACATAGAATCAAAAGGCCCCTCTACAATATAAAAGGGTTTCTTGATATCTAATCTATCTAAACCAAAAATCTTAGAGGAATCATCATAGATTTTTATAGTAATATATCTGAGAAGGGTATTCGTAAATGCCCTACCTTGAAATGCAATTAATTTTTTATCTGAATCATAGAAGGGAATAATTATTCTTTGTTCCTTCTCCGCTAGATCATAATCACGTTTCGTTACCTCTGATACAAAACTTTTAAAGTCCTCTGTATAATATAGGTAACTTAAAAACTGAGATGGAATTGCACGATTAACCAGATACTTCTTTGCAAAATGAGTATCATCTAATTCAGAAATTCTAGGTAAGTCAATCTTTGTATGAAATTTTGGTTTCTCTACATGAAACTCTGGATCTGGTGTATTCTGGCCCTTTCCAGTAATTCCATCTTTGTATCGCTCTAGTGCATAATCTTTGTATAACTCTCCATCCAATTCTTTGAGAAAATTGGAAAAGGTTGTACTCTTTCCACAGTTATGACAACGATAGAAAAGATCCGTCCTTTTCTGATAGAGATATCCCCGAGCCTTAGTTTTGCTCTTTTGGGAATCTCCACATAAAGGACAACGGAAGTTGAAAAGTCCTTCGTTTTTTCTTTTGAATAAGGGTAAACGTGAAGATAGAAGATTCACGTATTTTGTATCAATATATGATGGCATAATATAATTCTAGTTTAAGTGTAATAGTATTATTATATCACACTCACTCAAAATGTCAAGTTTAATTGTCTAAGAATTTAGGAACTATGTGGACTATGAAAAATGTTAATGCAGTTACAACACCAATAACAATCCATCTCCATTTTTCAAGAGATTCTACTTTTCTGAATAGTAGGTTGATATCTGTATCGATCTTGGCTTCGGTCTTGTCTATCATAGTATTCATTTTATCATGAAGATCTCCGATTCGTGTATGGAGAATCTTCAATTCATCTCTAACTTCATTATCATTTGTTTTATGCAGTTCTTGGCCTGCAAGTAAACGACCTATGTTTTCTGAGAGTATATTCAACTTGCCAGAAGTTTCTGACAATTTCTTCATTAAGGCATCTAATTCTTTTGTACGAAATTCATCCTTAATTTTTAATGTTTGTATCTCAGTTTGTAGGTTGTGGATAGATTCTTGTTCTGACATAAGTTAATTCTGCTGGTCTTACTTCTTTTATAAACTGTTTGCAAAAAAAGGCAAATGCTTTAGGCGCAAAAGTATTGTTATGCACCGACCACGATTCACCTTGCAATTCTGGATCGTGACCATCATTATTAATTTCTATTGTGTTATTTTCATCATCTGTGGCTTTCCATGTAGATCTACTTTTACTGATCCACTCACCATTCATAACTTGCTCAATAGAATCATCTGCATTGATTTGCAGATATTCTTTAAATTTCATCATTTTCCAAATCCATGTCTTAAAAATTGCATACATCCTGTATCAGAATCCATCACAATGATTGGTTTCTTAGGATATTTCCTAGCATATGCACGAATATATTGTCCTGCTTCATCTTCGCCCACATACCTACTATACCGATCATATCTTTTCTTTCCTTGCCTCGACTTTGGATATAAAGAAGGATTTACAGCAAATACATCCATTCCTGCAAATTTTTTCATGACTAAACCTTTAGGTGGTGTTCCCAAAGGTATACCTCTTGTTGCAACACCTGCCGTGCCAGTCACAGGAGCATCTTCATCTAAAAATTGTTCAAATTCCTCATTGATAGTTTCATCAAAAGGAAGTGTCATAGTCAAAAATTCTTCTTGTATATATTTCTTAGATAATCCTGTATATACATTTGCAAGTGTAAGGAACTTGGCATGACTTTCCTGTTCCTCATCATATGCTTGTAATATACCGATTACTATCTTATCTGAAACATTTTCATAGGTACTTTCAGTCAATTCATCATTTTCCAGTTTTTCAAAATAATCAAAAAACTGTTTCTCTAATTCCTTTTCGTTGACAAATATCTTTCCGTTGTCTTGTTCTTTAATGAGCCAAAGTGCAGCTGCATAAGATGCGAGTTTTGATTTACCAAAAGGAACTTTTCCTAAAATTTTCTTGAGATTCCACACCAATGTATCGGAAAGATTATATGCTGCCTTTTCTTCTTTTGTTTCTAGATCTCTTCGTTTCTTGAGAATTTTTCCCTTCTCATCGATGATGCCCAATTTGAATGCTTCTGTCTTTTCAAATGGAGTAACCAGTTTCTTTAAAAACTGATAGACAAAATATATGTTTCCTATCGATGCGATAATACCCATTAGTAAATCTTTCTCAATTCTTTGATTGTAGTTTCATTCAAAGGAATTTCGTTTGTATTAATATCTTTCCCATTTATGCCCCTCACTTCTTCTGGAAGTTTTTCCATAAAAAGAAGAAAGGGTTTCAATATAGAATAGAACTTCTTTTCTACTCTAAAAAACAACATACGAGTTGCAGCCTCTGTCTCAAACACATTGTAAATTACAATCAAGTGATTCATGATCAGATTGATTCGTAATTCACCAGTTTCAAGAAACCGATTAAACAATCTCTTTACATACTTTATTTTGTTCAAATCTTCGTTGAACTCATCAACTGAAGTGCATTGAATATTTACATAATATTTCATTGCAAAGTGAACATAATTCTTTTCATTCAAATCATCAAATAGATTCATTTATTTCGTTAAGCTACTGTATACCCATGTCCACCAATAATTTGCCATGCACCATCATTGAAAAGAAGAACTACTGTATCTCCTACAGCATCCAATGCAACATAACTTCCGCCATCTAAATTAGTAGGAGTGATTCTCACATCACCGCCATCAGCAGTATGGGAACAAATCTTAACTTGACCTTGAGCTCCATCTGCTAGTGCAATTACTTGTGCAGCTCCATTAGAAGTACAGTTGGTAATCGGTGCAGTTATATTTGCTGTTCCTGCACCAGTTAGTGCTTGTGGTGTTCCGACATACGGAGTTTTAAAAAGATTTTCAATAGTAACCTTTTTCGTTTCTGATGCCGAAGTATCAGAAATCAAGGCCTCATCAGTTGATGCAGTAATAGTTAGTGCATTCAGTTCGTTAATTCGTTTGTCCGCCATCTGTTTCTTCTGTAGAAGGTTCTGGTTCTAGTTCTGTGATCCATTCATTACACAAGAGAATTGCTCCTCTTACTGTAACTATATCGGTATCGACAAGTTCCATTTGTTTCAATAATTCTTTTTTCTTATCTTGTAGACCATTAAATTGTTCTACAAGAGTATCACGTTTTTCCTTGATTTTTTCAAGTCCAATATTCTTTGCCATGTTTTTTCACTTTCAAATAAAGTTATCATTTATGCAGCCCAAGTTGCATTTCCACCAATCATGTTCCATTTACTATTTGTGTAAAGTAATGTAGCAGTATGTCCGACTTCAGAAAATGCTACTGAACCATTAATTTGAGCACCACTAAGGGTTGCAGTTCCACCTCCATCTACAATCATTACAATTATAAGAACTTGTCCAGATGTTCCTGCAACAATTGTTAATGCTTCTGCATCAGCACCAGATGTCTTATGACAAACTGAAGCAGTAACAGGAACTGCTAACGCATCTGCGGCCATAGTAGTTACTGTATCCGCAAAACCGATCCATGTTGGTATTGTATTAAAAAGATTAGCGACTGTAATCTTTTTGTTAGTAGGTGTGCCACCCATACCAGTTACGACATGAGCAATGTCCGATGCTGCAGTTGTTGTTGTTGCAGTCAACGCACTAATCTTTTTATCTGCCATTTTTATCTCCTAGGCTAAGATGCTGGGACTCAGCACCTATGGATTATTAAACGCTAGAGTTTGGGGAGGCAATGTGATCAACATCGATCTCTCCCCAAAGGTGTTACTCTAGACGCTTGTTAAATTATATAGGTCTATCCAATTACAATAGCTTCGTAACCAATTGCAGTTTTCCTGCCAGAAGTAAACTTCTTTGAGTTTGTTTCTAAAGCTGTTCCTGTAACTGCATCGACTAGATCTGGATCTCCCATTGTAACATTATTTGCAAGATTATAAGTAGTTGCTTGAGCACTTGTTGCAGTAAATCTCAATACATTTCCTTGTAATTCATCTGTTAATGCTACACCATTCATATGTGTTAGTGTTGCAGTTACATTTGATCCTGCTGATGCTGTAAGTAACAAAGTTGCAGCAGATCCTTCATTGTATTGCAGAGCTTCATCATAGGCAATTTCAAATACAATATTATTTGAAGTACCATGATCTGCATTAGTAACAATTGTATATTTTGTCATTGTTGGATGCTTCAATCCAGTAGATGCAGTTGCACCGGCAAGTCCGCCGATTGCAACTAAAATTTCTGGATCTGCACCAGTATTTCCATTTCCAGTTGCAGGGCCACGAGTTACCCATCCTGCTTGTGATGCAAAAGCCTCAGTCCTATCATAAGGACTGTTTGCATCTGCCGGCAAAAACTTAGGCTTGTTTGTAGTGGCATCATGAGTTGTTCCCCATAAAGGCATTTTATTCTCCTAATTTATATTAATATTAACTGTCAGGATATTGTGAATCATCAGAAGCATCACCAGTAATAGATGAAGCTGCCACCAATGTCTCATGGAATACTCTTCCGGCTCTGCCACCAGTACCCGATGTTCTTTTTACCCAACCTGCGTGTGTTACAGCAGGTGTTACACCTGCCTCAGTAGTGTCAACACCATAAATGTTTCCAACTACATCATCTGCTACGCCTGATTGTGCAACGGATTTTGGTTTACCAGCAGAATTATCTGTCATAGTCCATAGTGCCATTTAGATCTCCTATTGTTTAAATTTAAAAATTATTATTAACGACCCAATTCTGGTTTATAGAAACCATGCTTATGGAGCCGGTAGGCAATATCTTTTGCCGTTTCTTCATCGACATAATCTTCTCCCGAAACGGAGTAAAACATTTGTACTTTTCTGTCATAGAAATATACTTCGTTTCCTATTTCGTATGGGCCTTCTAAGCCTTCATCCATATACTTTGCAAAGTTGACATCAAGATTTGGATATAAAGAATCAACTCTATATTTCAGATCAAATTCCTGTTCTCCAACTTCAAGTCCGTTATCTAAGACTGCTTCTTTTACGACTTCTTCCTTGTGATAGTCCGATACAGTCTTTTTAAGTGTTCCCTCCTGAGCACGTTTTTTTCGTAACCCAGCTTGGAGTTCTCGTAATTTTTTCATTTGTTTATCTTCCATTTTGGGTTTAAGATTTATTTTATCTTTCTTTTTGGATTTTGGATCATCCTCTTCTGTTTCTTCTTTAGAAAGTTTTGCAGCAATTGCCATCTCTCTCCGTTTCTTGTCTGACTTACCTTTGAACTGTGGTGCATCTGAATTCTGGAAATCTTTAATGACTGCTCCCATACTTGCTTTTTCAATATCAATACCTTCTGACATTGAAACCAAAGTTGTTGCTAAATCTCCTATTGCAAATGAGATCTTACCTTGTCTGTTGTAGAGGAAATGTTTTACTCCTCCTGGCCGGTTTACATTTTGTAAGGTAATCTTCTCTAGATTATATTTCTTACTTGTTGTCTTTCGACCAACTTTAAACTCTTTCCATTTTGTGCCTCTTCCTCCGAATGCATCATCATACCAGAGTTT